ATCACTCTGCCCATGTGCAGGCCGAGATGGCGACGTGGGGGCCGCTCGTGTCGCCCGGGTGTTACATGGTGATCGAGGACGCTTGCTTCGACGCCTTCCATGAGTTCGGGCAGTCGGACTGGGCTCGCCTTGGTGGGCACAAGATTCCAGAAATCGGTGGACCGCTGGACGCGCTGCGCAAGAGCGGAATCGAGCACTCGGCGACGTTCTGGCGAGATGAAGCTCTCGAGGGTTTGACCGACATCTCGCACTCGCCTTGCGGCTGGTGGAGACGACATGAGTGAGCCGACGACTTTCGCAGGGTGGCAGCGGCTGAACAGGGGGGTGGAGCAGGTGACTGAACTCGGGGTGTTAGTCCCGACTCGCTCTCGGCCGCAGAATCTGGAGCGGCTCGTGCGAGCGTGGCACGAGACTGGGGCGTTCGGGGGTGCCGACCTGATTCTGGGCATCGATGTGGACGACGCCAGGTTCGGCGGGTATGTCGATTTCCTTCGGGCGCATCCCGAGGTTCGAGTGATCCAGCTCGACAAGTGGGCACCTCTCGTGCCCAAGTTGAACCTCATGGCCACGATGAGCGCTGGCCGATACCCTTTGCTCGCGTTCATGGGCGACGACCACATTCCACGCACGCCGATGTGGGCTCACATGCTGATCGCAGACCATCTGAGGCCCGGTTCCGGGATCGTGTACGGCCGAGACGGCATCCAAGATCGACGGCTGCCGACCTGGTGGTCGATGGATGGTCGGATCATCGACGCGCTTGGACGGATGGTTCCGGCTCCCGTGCAGCATTTGTACTGTGACAACGCGGTGAAGAAGCTCGGGGAACGGGCCGACCAGCTCGGTTACGACGACCGGATCCTCATCGAGCACATGCACCCGGTTGCGGGCAAAGCCGAGATGGACGCGCAGTACGTGCGGGTCAATCGGAGGCAGCAATACGACCGCGATCAGGCTGCGTTCGATAGCTGGGTGGCGTCCGGGCTAGAACAGGATGCTACTCTCCTGGCAGACATCTGGGGGTGAGGCATGGCGATCGGCGATCCGTACATCACGCGGGACCAGCTCAAAGGCATTCTGGACATTGAGCTGGCCAACACGGATGAGGACGTGCTGATCGATCGTGCCATCAAGGGAGCCGCCCGGTCGATCGAGCGTCGATCGGGCTGGCCCACCTTCTGGAAGACGACTGCGGCTGAGGCTCGGACCATCGACGTCACGCGCAAGGTGGTTCGGGTCCGGACCGCCGGGTGGATCTACGACAAGGTGTTGCTGCGCAACGGGATCGCGTCAGCAACAGGTTTCCTCGTGACTGGTTACACCAGTCCTGTTCTGATGCCGGAAGACGCCATTGCTGAGGGTCTGCCCGCTGACGCGATTCGCCTGCCGGGGGGCGGCTCGTACGGCAACTTCGGCTCGCTGGTGGTGACGGCCCAATGGGGGTGGCCCAGCGTGCCGGACGACATCGTGATGGCGAATCAGATGCAGGCTCACCGGTACTACGACCGCAAGGGAAGCCCTGAGGGCATCGCAGGGTCGGCGGAGTGGGGGATCACGCGCATTCCGCCTCTCGACCCCGATGTGCTGTCCATCCTCAAGGGTGGCGGGTTCATGAGGGCGGGTATCGGCTGATGCACAGGAAGAAGTGGATTCCTGAGTTCGTGGTCGCGGCGATCGGTCGTTCGGCTTGTCGCGTATTGGATTGGCATGGGGTGACCTGTCGGGGCCGGGCCGATCACCTGACCTCGGAGCAGTGCAGTTGGCATCCGGTCTTGTACTGGATGGGGTGCTGATGGACTGGAACGCCATTGCCCTCAAGCTGGAAGAGGCTGCGGAGACCACCGGAATCAACGCGCTTGACTATGTGCCGGATTCGCTGCCGTCTGCGGCGTTCTATGTCGGGGAGATGGACATCGAGATGGATGTCACTTTCCGCAGGAACACTACCGATGGGGGTGGCCATGTCACGCGGGTTGGTACCGACCAAGGGACGATCACCTGTCGGGTCCTGGTTGCCCGATCAACCGACAAGTATGCGGTCCGCAAGATGCGTCAGTATATGGCCGGTTCCGGCCCCACCTCGGTCGCGGAGGCACTCGTCCAGGACAAGACCCTCGGGGGAACCTGCCACGCGTCGCAGTTGAAGCGGTTGAGGGGCAATCGGCTGTTCGAGGTCGGCGGAGCCAAGTTCTACGGCGTCGAGCTAGAAATCTTCGTGATTGGGGCAGCATGACTAAACTGGTGCTACTCGACTCGCGGCTGTTCGTTGGTGGAGCTGACCTGTCCGGCTCGGGCAACAAGATCGAGCTGGAGGAGGAATGGGAAGCCAAGGCGGTAACCAACTGGCGTTCCGGTGGGGCTGAAGAGCTGATCGCAGGGCTCGGTAAGGTCACAGCACAGGGCGAGGGCCAGTGGGAAGCCGGGGACGCGTCCAAGGTCGATGACGCGATGTGGGCGAGTCGCCGTGCGATCGAACCCTGGTCGGCTGGACCAACCAACGCATCTGACCTCGCACCCGGCAACTTGATGTACCTGACCCAGATGCTGCGCACCAAGTCGACCATCTGGGGCAATGTCGGCGAGGTAGCAGGCTGGACGGCTGACGCGAAGGGCTCGTGGCCGCTGGTTCGGGGGCAATCGGGCCATCCGTCCGGTGTCCCGAGGACAGCAACCGGTAGCGGTACGGCTTTGCAGCTCGGAGCGGTTGCCGCAGGGCAGCGACTGTACGCCAACGCGCACGTCCTGTCGGTTGCTGGTACCGCCACCCCGACGATCACGCTTACCGTTCAGTCAGACAACGCGGTTGGCTTCCCCTCCTCCACGACCCAGCTCACGTTCGCTGCCAAGACCGCCATCGGTGGCGAGTCGTTGCGGACCAATGGGACCGCCATCACTGACGATTGGTGGCGTGTCGGCTGGACCATCACCGGCACTAGCCCCAGTTTCCTTTTCCTGGTATCACTGGGCATCGAGTAGGAGGATAGGCACATGACAAAAATCGTTTTGCTCGATGCGCAGCTCAGCATCGCGAACAACAACCTGACCTCATATACCGCCAAGATCGAACTGAGTGACGAGTTCGAGGACAAGGACACCACGACCTTTGCGTCTGGCGGAGCGGTCGAGCTGCTGGGTGGGCTGGAGAAGTTCGAACTCGGCATCACCTTCAAGCAGAGCTACACGACAGCCGAGCTGGACGCGATCATGTGGGCTTTGCGCCGGAGCGTCGTGACGTTCTCCGGTCGAGCCGACGATGCCGCAGTCGGAGTCAGCAACCCGCAGTACCAGGGCTCGATCCTCATCAACAAGTGGGTGCCGATCTCCGGCTCGGTGGGCGACGTGGCCGAGGTCGACGTCACCTTCCCGGGATCTGGGCCGCTGGCTCGGGTGACTAGCACGTAGTTCGCCGCTCCGAAGCCACGCGGAGCGCACGGCACGGCCCGGGGGTACCACCATAGCCCCCGGGCCGCTCTAATTCGAGGGCGGACATTCCAGGGGGCACGACGCATGATCGAGATGGACGATAAGGACATCCGACGAGTCATGCATGCTCTCAGTCGGGAGCTAAGCTCCAGCAAGGTCGGTAAGCAGATCAAGCGGGAGACGAGCAAGCGTCTCCGATCTCTCATGCAGCCGATGGTTAATAAGCGGAAAGCAGCAGTGCTGCGGCTCCCCTCTCAAGGCCACGTCGGGACCTCGATGCGCCAAGCCATTGCTAAGCGCGTCAAGGCGACCACACGCTGGTCAGGTCAATCTGGTGGCGTGTCGATCTCGCAGTCGGCACGCGGGATGCCTCGCAACTTCAACATGGCTGGCCGGATGTTCAACCGGGCCGAGGGCTGGAATCCCAAGAGCCTCGGGGGCGAGGTTGAACACCAGCAGGTCCGTCCCGTGGAGTGGTTCGACTCCCAGGCAGACAACGGCGATCGGGAGCGCGCACGTCACGAGATCGTAGAAGCCCTTGAGCAGACGGCTGGTAGGCTCGCATCCGAGATCCGGCGCATCTAGGAGGACGAGACTAATGCAGGTCGAGTGGGATCCCGAAAACGGGGAAGACAAGCAGACATGGCAGTTCGATCCCGAGGAGGTCTTCCGCAAGGAAGCCAGTCTCATCGAGAAGCACTTCGGTGGCAGCTTCGACCAGTGGCGTGCTGGCCTGATGATCGGCAATATCGACGCACGTGCCGTACTGCTTTGGTATATGCTGATCCAGGTCCATCCGTCCGTTAAGTTCGAGGACGTGCCGAACTTCCGAGTCCGACAGCTCAAGACCGAGCTGGGCACCCAGGAGCTGAGGTCGCTCTGGAAGCGTGCCGAGCGGATGAAGATGGACCCGGACACGCGCGAGGCGTTCAACGCGCAGTTCGAGGGGGACATGCAAGACGCGATGAAGCGTGAGGGACTCGACTACCACGTCGAGATCGTCGATGGTCACCTGGAGATCGAGGGCGGGTTGGTCGATCTCCCAAAACCGCAATAACCTCTGAGACCCGAGAGTACTGGCTTGACATCTCGTACCACCTGCACATTCACCCACGAGATCAAGAGCGCTTGACGGTCCAGGAGTGGAGCGAGGCGGTAGCGGCGATCCGGGGCATCCGGGAGGAAGTCGCCAAGATGAAGAAGGACTAGGGAGGCGTCAAGGTGGGAGACACGGCCCTCATCTTCAACATCATGGCGAGGGACAAGACGTCCAAGACCTTCGATAAGGTCAAGGCGGGAGCGGCTGTCGCAGGTGCGGCAATCGGCGCTGTCCTGATGTCGGCTGTCGGCACAGCCATCGAGAAGGGTAAGATCGATGGAAAACTGGCTGCCCAGCTCGGTGCCTCCCCAGCACAGGCCAAGGAGATCGGTAAGCTAAGCGGCAAGGTCTATGCTGCTGGGTTCGGCGAGGACATGCCAGGGGTCGCGGCAGCGATCAAGGCAGCGACCCAGAACGGGCTAATCGACGTCAAGAACATGAGCGCTGAGGCCAGTCAAGCAGCGGTGAAGAACCTGCTCACGGTCGGCTCGGTGTTGGAAGAGGACAGCGAGCGGGTCAGCTCGGCTGTCTCCCAGATGCTGCGCACGGGGCTTGCCAAGTCCAGCGAAGAGGCAATGGACCTGCTTGTCACGGCGACGCAGAAGGGTGTCAACAAGAGCCAAGATCTGCTTGACACCGTGAACGAGTATGGCACCCAATTCAGATCATTGGGGCTAGATGGAGCCACCTCGATGGGCCTGCTTAGCCAGGCTATCCAGGCTGGTGCGCGTGACTCTGACACCGCAGCTGATGCGCTGAAGGAATTCAGCATCAGAGCGATCGACGGGAGCAAAGCCGCATCGGCT